AAACTTCCATCGTTATTAAACTTTTTTATTCCAAAGTCAATACTCTTTTTAATTCTTTCTGCGACTGGTCTATACTTATTTTTGTTACAAGCCATTATGGCCAAACCCGAACTTATTGAAGCATCATGCTTAGTTCTATTATTTATATCGAATTGAGCCCAATCTTCTAAAGTTTTTTGAAAATACATATCTCCTAGCTTACCGTCTAAATCTCCCACGTATGTTTCTATATAACTTTCTATTGCAGCAGCATGAGCCTGCTTAATATCTTCACTGGAGTTAGGTATACCACCTATTTCTTTTTCAGTTGTAGACAACTTATTCCAAACCTTGTCAGGTCTATTAATACTAAAACCTCTATAACCTCTTCGCTTTAAATAATATAGGAACCTGGGTTTATTATTCTCACATAGTATAGGCATGCCATAAAACACTAAAGCCATTAGTATTTCTTCAAAAAATATTTCAGCTGTTTGAGGTCTAGCTATATATTCTAAGAAAAAGTGATTAGGCGGTGCGTCTTCCATGCTGAACTTGGTTAATCCATGTAGCGATCCATTAGAACCTTTACCGTCAACAGTGCCACTAATATCATAGCTATCACAACCAAAAGCTCCAATATGCTCGTTACCAGCATGCTTAATACCATTTTTTATAATCACTCTATTTTGAAGGTTTTTAGGTGGAACCCAAGATATTACAAATCTACCATCTTTGTTAGGTACAAAAACAACTGAAGTATCTTTAATACCATTACTCCACATGAAACTACCTTTTGTTGTAGCTGATAAATTATTTACTTCTTCGTTGTAATCGATTTGTTGATATATTCTAGTGAGATTAAATAGACTGTTCTTAGTCTCATCTCTAAAAGCATGAGCTTCAGTTCTTGGAAATTGTCTATAATATTCATTTAAACTGTCTTGATCAGATTTTAAACCATCTACTTCGTTATCCCAGTGCTCAATTACTCCGATTGTAATTTCAATACCGTCTCTTCCGATCGTTTTATTTTCTGGCGTAGTGAATACAGGTAGTCCAAAAGTATCCATGAATCCTTCGTAGTTCCATTCCATAGGGATGAAAAGAGAATACAGTCCGCTACTTGTTTGTCCGTTTCTATTTCTTTTTCTAACGTCTGAATTTGTATAGAGTTTTTTGAAATTGTTTCCACCTTTATCTAACGCGTTTGAAGTTGAGCCCATCATACACTTGCCTACTATTCTTCGGCCTAGTCTTAATGTAGTTTTTGTAACCCTCCAGTTGTTTAATATATTGTCTGGTCGTTCCCATTTTCCTGATTCATCGTGTGCTAATATTTTTAATTTCTCACCATCGTAAGAGTTATCTCCTGTGTTTTTCCAATCTATAGTTGTATCTAAACCTCTTAATTCTTTTAACTTAACATTATCGTCTAATTTACGTCTAGTAAGTTTTGAAGCGGGTACTCTATACGCCAATTCGGTTTTAGGACGATCCATACCATCTTGGATCGGCTTGAAAAAAAACGGATAGTTAACGGATATTGGTACAACTTTATCTGTGAACATTTTTTTAGCATCTGCTCCAGTTTTAGATAAGATACCGAATCTGGCATCTGAAGATATAGTTGCTTGGTTAACAAGTTCTGCTGATGACATAAAGGAGAAACCAGACCGTCTGTTTTTAAGATAACACATTCCATAACATCTGCTGTCGGCCTTGCACGCTTCCCAAAATATGAAGAACAATCTATTTGCTTCTCTATAATCGGCTGACCCGACATCGATTTTTGACCACTGTAAATACATGTAATGAGTACCAGTGATGTAAGTAGGCACACCATTATTATAAAACCAGTAGCCATCTGATCTATGTTGAAATTCTTCATCTATATAGTCAAACCATTTTTCTTTAAAATCTGTAGGGTATTCTTCCCAATCAAATCTTGTTTTTATTCTTGCTAATTCTTTTGGGTATTCTTGTTTTTCCCAGTATTGCTCCTTTTTAACTTCGCTTCGTTTAAAAGGTTTGTTTGCTTTTGGTAAAGCAATACGGAGGTTTTGAATTTCAATGATCTGTCCAATTTGTCCAGTTTTACTAATTACTATAAAATCATAATCTTCATTATAACCATATTCCCATTTTTTATATCTATTTTGTTTAGATAATATTTTAGGGTTTACAATATCTTTTACTTCTTTCCAAAGTGTTTGTTGATAACTCATTTACTGCGCCCTTCTGCAAAACCCTTAAAAGCTCTTTCTTCTTTTACCTCTTCTTTAGGCTTTCCTTCTAATAAGCTTTCTTCCTCTTCTAATCTTTTTAATATTTCAAAAGCATCAAATATAGCTAACTTTTTAGTAGCAGCAGCGTTTTTTAATCTGTCTGCAGAGACATCTTCCTCTGTGTCTACAATAGGCTCTTGAGCAACTTTTATCAACTCTTTAACAGCTATTTGCCCAGCTTGGATTATACTCTTCTTCGTGTCTTTTACGTCCATAATTAATTAAAATATCATTTGATTTCATACAGTATAATAAACGTTTATCAATTACAAATTCAAATTCTCTCAAGCTTTTAAAGCTTAAAACATCTCCTTCATTAACGTTTAATTTCTCAAGCTTTGTGTTGCCATAAACCAAAACACCTTTTCTTATTTTTAAATTATTTAATTCAGTGTTTTTATCATTTACTATTGGAGCTAAGAAACATCTATCCATAAAAGTTTTCCAATTGTGGTTTCTTTTATATAAATATATCTGGTCTATAGACACTATATATTTGTTCTCCGCTAAATAGGATCTAGAATTTTTTTCATTGCCTCTAATGTCATAGAAACGCCTAAATACATTGTGATGGACTATAACTGTATCTCCCACGTTGATGTCTGTATTATAGGATAATGGGACTTCAACAACTTTAGCTTTATTATTAACTGATTTAAAAGTTTCTATTTTAGAATTAACAATTAACTTTACACCATTAACATCTACACTATTATTATATCTATCACCAATTGGCTCTACAACAAAGTCATATAAACCTTTCATTAGTATTCTAAATCATACTCAACAGAAATAGCCATATTAGAATTGAATTTCTTCCATGGCATTTCTTCGTTATTTTTAATAATGTATATATTGTAAGAATTGTCATCGTCTACAAATATAATATTTGATATGTTGTGACCGCCATAAACCCTTTGTCCCAACGCATAGTGCATTGCTTCGTTTTTATAGTCTACGCCTATACTTATTTTTCTTATTACACTATGAGTTTTCACTTTCTTCCTTTTTTTCAATCTTAGTGTAAGATCCATCTTCTAGGTTTATGCTTACTTCACCATAACTTTCTTCAAGTTCTAATTTAAATTTTTCTACTTCTATATTTAGTTCAGCTAATTCGTGTAATAAAGCATGTTTGTTGGCCTCTAAATAACCAACATCGCTTAATATTTTTCTACTTTTAACTTGTTGATCAGTTATTGTTTTTAATTCTTTTTCTTTAATTTTATTCATTTTATTTTATTTAATTATAAATCTACCACCATTGGCAAATAATTTTGTATTCTTTTATAGAAATCACTTGATTTTTTAAATGTTTCCAGTTCCCAAACTGATCTTAAATTTTTTATATTTTCTATTACTCCAAATTCTCTAACTTCCCTAGATGATACTACACCTAATATTTTGTTTAAACTAAAACCTATGTAGAAAACTGGTTCGCTTATTCTAGTTTGATCAAAGTGTAATTTAGTGTATTCTTCTTCAAAATTCATTATATACCTCCTCCATCTTGTAAATTCCATCCTAAGCCAGGTGTGGAAGCATTTGTAGCTGTAACTAAATAGTCTCTAGTTGTTAAACCATTTCCTAACGTATTCAAACCAGCTGTAAAGTAATTTGTAACACCCCAGTAACTTATAGTGTTGAATGTCATTAATATGTTTTGTGGTACAGGTAATCCTGCTTGCTGTCTGTTGTAATAGTATAAAGCCCACGCATTTAAAGTGTCTGTATATTTTTGTGTATCAAACTTCCATTGATATTGAAATCTTTCCCCATCTGTTATTAAAGGTAATTCCATCCAATCCATACCATATGAGTAATTTTGAGTTTTATCAAAAAACCTATTAACTGTTGTTACTTTGTCTAAATTAAAATGAGATATGTCTTGATTAAAATATACATTGTAGTAAACAAATTGACTAATTATTTCAACATTGCTTGTATCCCAATTGCTTAAAGATTGATTAAATCTAGTTCCTCCTGCTCCTCCAAAAATCTCATGAAGATTTGTAACACTACTTAAGTTCCATTTAGTGGGGTCATTTACTAACGTATCATTAAACTGACTATCCCTAAACATTCTACTTAAGCTAACGTCAACATTAGGATCTGTGCATATAGTCCAACTTCCTATTATAGGTTTACAGTCGTCTGGCCCTGAGTTGAATTGAGCTGAGTTAAAGCAGAAGTCAAAATTTACCACGCCTGAAACATCCCAACCATTTAAAGTTTGTACCGATCCGTATGTACCTTTCCAGTCTATACCTCTTCTTTCGTTAGCTCTATACGTTCTGCCGCTAAAAGTATTTACCATACTTATTCCTGGTGTAGTGCTTAAAACCCAGTTATCAACACTAGTTGGTGAACAAATAAATGCGCTTCCAAATAAGTCATCAAAAACAGTTATATTTGTTGCGGTATGCCCATCTAAATTAGCATTAAAAGTTGCATCAAAAACAGTTCCACTAAACATACTTTTTAAAGATGTTTTGTTAGTGTTAAAATCCCATCCAAAAAAATCTGTTTTTACACCTTCATCGGTAAAAGGAATTGTATTACTACCGTTATAGTAATCACCTGTTACCGCAAACATACTTTCCACGTTGTTCATCTTAACAGAAGTATTGTCCCAATTTATTAATTCTAATTTCCATTTAGCACAGTAGAAAAACATTTGCTTAGTGTTTATAAAGTTGATACCCGTTAAATAGGCATCCTGCTCCCACATTGCTATATCTTCTATACTTTCACAGTAGTAAAACATATTTTCAAACGTTAAATCTCCCGAATGGTTTTTGCCAGGTTTCCAACTTGTTAAATCATCACCACCATTAGTCCATGATCTACAAAACTCAAACATTTCTTTAAAATTGCCAATGTTGGAAACATCCCAATCAGATACGCTATCATTCCACCACCTAAGTCTATAAAAGCACCTTTGTAAACTCGTTACTGTTTGAGGAATTAACCATTGATTAATACTAGGTATAGATGTAAAATAATTTTCATCACACCATTCATAAAAACCATCAGACTCAAAATCACTTGCAAAAGTTGGTGTATCAGTAGCTGTTAGAGATACACCAGGAGTTTGGGTATCACCTAAGGGATTTCCCAAGTATCTACATTGTTTAAATGTTTGCTTTAGACTTTTAAACTCTAAATCACCCCATTGTATTATATCTAATAAATAGTTTCTACTAGGCCAATCCAAATAAAAGTAAGGACAAGTTCCTGATACTTTTATTTCAAAATCTCCAACACTGCTATAAGTATGTATAGCAGAACCTGTGTAAGAACTTACATTACCATCTCCCCAGTCAACAGTGTAATCATATGTGTAAACTGGATCTGTAGTTAACTCCATTGGTGGTAAACCAGTATTCGTGCCTGTATTTATTTTAAGTATTAAAGGTAGACCTGATGGAGGGCTCTGTGAGTCATTTGGATTGTTTAGAAATGGAACTGGTAGTGAGTTACCTAAAAGCATCAAACAATATTGTAAGTGTCTTTAGTTGCTAACCACATTTGATCTACTTCAGTATCTGATAATGCTTTTTTCCAAAATCCAACTTCTCCTAAGCCAACGTCATATAAAGGTTTACTACTACCAGATGCAGATGATGTAGCGTTACTACCTATAAAAATGCTTGTTAGTGGATCTGTATCAAAAACTTCAGCTGCAAATTCAAATTTATATATTCCAAGAGCATTTATGTTTATATCACTACCGTCATATCCTACTATAGTAGAACTAGAAGCTGCAAAAGTTGCTGGATTTCCTATATATACTCTAGCTTGAGCATTAGCACTTGATGTAGCTGTTATTGTCACGGCTACAAACATCCAGTCATCTCCAACATTAGAAGCGTTTAAAGCTGGAAAATTAGTATAGTCTGGTGTACCTACTGAACTGGATCCTTGATAAAATCCTAATCTTTTATCTTTTATTTTTAATCCTTCATCGTAAGTAGTTCCATTGTACACATCTACCATCCACATATCAGTGATAGGTATAGATGAAGAGGGTTTTATCCACATTATAGCAGACCATTCAGCAACGTCAGGGCCTGTGGTTCCAATTGATGGACTTATAGTTGATGTAAAATATTTATCATCAGAACCAAATGCCTGGTCAGGTCTAAAATCAAAATAAGCTGGATCAGTAGATGTTGCGGAAATAAAACCCATGTAGTTGTCGTACTGTGGATCAGTTTCATCAACATAAGCAGTAAGATTACCAACTGGTGATGGAATATTTTCACTGTTTGTCCAAGTACTTAAGTTATTTACAACGTTAACTGAATAAGTGCTATTGAAAGTATACTGAGTGAAAGTAGCTGGATCATAAAAACCTACTAGATTGTCTGTAACTACTCCAGCAGCTGGTAAGTATGTTGGTGCCACCATAGCATTTTCTCTACTCCATAAATAGTTAGTTCCGTCATACACGAAATGATATTTCGTTAAACCAGAGCTAAAAGCTTGAGGTAATCCATTTTCTATTAAACTGTTAGCAGGTAGTTCAAAGTTATTACTATTAGTGGAATCAACCAACAAGTATCCTTCAGCTCCGTTAGGCCATGTTCCTGATACCGTTATCTTAGTTCTAGTCGCTGGTGTTGCGGTCGTAGGATCTAGTGGTGTTAATTTAACATTTACACCATCTGTGCTATAATTCCAATCTGCATCTCTAGTTGTAGTATTAACTGTTAGCGAATTGAAAGCATCTAATCCACCACCACTACTTGGAGTGTTTATCCAAGATAGAGTTCCTGAAGAGTTAGATTCAAGAATTTGGTTGTTAGTTGGAGTATCACCTGGAAGTGTTATAGTGTAAGAATCGTTTGGAGCTGTTGGTACAGTAAGTATTACACCTTCGTCTGATGGAGCAATTAAACTAATCATACCGCTTTCTGTTGCGCCACCATATATATTCACTTCACCCTTACTTGATCCAACATCACCAAGAAGCAACCTATTTTTTATATCACCAGCGGTGTTTTGTAATTGATAAGTAAATCCACTATCACCACTAAAAGTTCCACTTGCATTATATTGTACTGATTGACTGTTTCCGCCTGGACTTGATGGAGTAAGAGAAGTAATCGTTACACCACTTGTTGTTGAAGTTACAGTAGTTCCCCCAGCTCCTGTTAGTGTAACAGTGTCTGGAGTACTACCAGATATGCTGTCTGTTAATTCTATTTCACCAACATTAACGTTTGCCTTTGTACCTAACGTGTAAGTAGTATTATCGTTAGTTGGAGTATCCCAACTTAATGCAACGTTATCTACGTTGGAAACACCATTAACTTTTAAATATTGCCCTGTTGAAGGAAGAGTACTTGGTAATATTAAAGTTTGACCAACACCACTACTACTAGTTGTTATAATAAATTCTTCAGGAGGGTTTGGTGTGGCACCAAATTTAAAAGTAACTTTAGGCTGCTCGTTTCCAGCTATGTAATTTCCACTTATTACTAAACCTCCATTTAGTCCAGAACCCATACCACCAGCACCTATGTTTAAGGTATATGTATTGTTCTGCCAAATAAAACCACCTGAACCTCCTAAATTGTCACCATTTACACCGTAAAAAGTTACTCTAGAATCAGCAGCAGTAGAAGGTGTTCCGCTATCATTACTATTTATAACGCTTTCAACTAAATCTTGTCCACTTATCTTTGCATTACCACTTGAGTCATAACCTGCTAAACCTGATATTAATCTTACGTTTTGTTTAGGGTCGAAAACACTATCGTCACTTATTTTTGCATTTGCCATTTTATATATATTTTAATCTTCTAATTCAATTTTACCACCACTTTCTAACAAAACAATAAAGCTTAGGCCTGACTCTAAAGCCATAAAATCTCCAGTTGGTCCTGGCGCAGGACCTGAACCATTTTGCCCTGGTAAGTTTACTCTAGTTGGTATAGTGTTAAGTATTGAAACCCACATGCTAATATAAAAATACTAATTGACCAATAGTAGGTATTGGAGCCATGTCCATAACTTTTATAACTAATATAGGTAAAAAAGAACCAGCAGCTATATTAGCTAAAGTTATCTCTTTACCACTTTCTAAAACAACTTTTAATTCAGTTGTTGCAACACCCACATATAAACAAGCTCCTCTGTTAGGTGCTTCTGTAAAAGGTATTTCGTAACCTGCTGCAGGAAATGCTCCGTTCCAACCTGTTACGTTAGTTATATCTTCAGCATCATGCGCCATAACTCTAGGGTTTGAAGCAAAGTCACCGTTTATATTTCTTAATGGACTTGCAGGCCATTCTCTAGATCTTGGATTACTCATTTTTTATTTTTTAATTTTAAATACTTTTTCTGCACCTCTACTACCAAAGTAAGCTACATATACTGTAACAAGAAGTGCTTCCATTAATGATACCCATCCTGTTTTAATTTCTAATAACACTGTAGAGTCTAAAACTATAAAAATTGTCATTGCTATAGTTAAATATATAAGTGTTAATGGTCTTGTGTTTTTACTTAACCAAGAGTCGCTTGTCATATCGCTTTTCCATCTAGCTGATACTTCTTGCATCTCAGTCATTTCTTGTTCTAATATTTTTAATGCTTGCTCTTTGTCAGGAGGAAACATATCTTCATCTTTGTCTATAATATTTTTAACAATACCATAAACGCCTTTGTTTGGAAGAACATCAGCTATTCCGTTTAAAATATTAGGTCCTTTCTCACTTAAGAAAGAACCTAATTTAGTATCTTTAAACTTCTTTTTGCTCATTTCTTTTTAGCTGGATTATAGTAAGCATTGTCATAGTTTGTAGAAGCTATAGCTGAATTTATACTTCCTTGACCTTTGTTTTTCATCGCTTCTGATATACCACCCATATATTTGTCAAAGCGTTTCTTATCTATATTGTTTCCTTGCCTAGCTAAATAATTATCTCCACCACCTAAATAAGCTAATGCTGAAGCACTGTCTGAGTGTGGAGAATTAAACAATACCTCCGCGTTTGCCATTAATTTACCTCTTTTTGATTGACCATAATTTTTTTCAGCTGATTTTTTTAAATCGCTAATACCTTTTTTAACTGGAGGAGTAGAAACTGGATCAGGAGTTTTGCTAGTTCCTTTTGATGGACTCATTTGTGTATTTATATCTTTTTGAACATCGTCCCATGTAGAAGTTTCATTATAAGATTGAGATCGCCAGTCATCTGGGTTTGAATTTTTTACCTTGCTCCTTGCTGCAACAGCTTCATTATAGCCTTTTTTTCCAGCAGAAAAACCATACTTAGTCCAATCCACACCTTTGTCTTCAAATTCCTTATTAGTCTCACCATATGTTGCAAATGCGTTTTCTTTAACTTCTCCACCTTCTTCGCCTTCTAACTGAGCTTTAGAAACTCTAGCAACTTGATTATAAACATCAGAAGTATCTATTTCTTTTTGTTTTTGCTCTTCAGCTGCTTCTGGTTGCGTTATAACATCTGGTGGTGGTATCATTTGTTTTTTTGAAGAATCTTTAACTTCATTTTCTTTTTCAACATCCTCAATTGCTTTTTGTGCTCCTTCAACCACACCTGTAACAACTCCACCTGATGCTTTAGCACTTGATACTTCTGCAGCAATACCATCGCCAGCTATAGTAGGACTTTCATAACTTTTTACAGAATCATTACTCATTCCATACTGAGCTAATTTATTATGTCTAGGTAGTGAACCATTTTCAGTTCTTCCTCCTAGTTGAAACTTTGATTTATTACTTCTTTTCATTTTCTTAAGTTATTGTGGTTTCCTCTCTATAAGCTTGTGCTTCCCAAGGTCGTTTTTTGTCTTGCTTGACGCTTTTAGATGGTGAATAATGTTTACCTTTCCAAGTTGTGCCATTTTCATCAAAAGATAAATGACCATTTTTTATTTGTTTTACATGAACCTTCTCGTGGCTTAATGTATTTTCTAGTTGCTTAGGACAACTTATGTTTTTATTTAAAACTATACTACCGTTCATAAAGGTTTCTCCATTTACACCTTCTATGTTTCCAGTTCTATAGACAGGTGTCCAGTCTATTAAATAAGGCGGGTTATCTAGTTTAAAAGCCATTATTTAAAAAAGCTTTCAACAGATTCACCTACTCTATTCATATAGTCTCTTCTATCTGCACATCCACAGTCTTTAGGAGCTAACTTGTTTAATCCAGTTTTCTTAATCATAGATTCCATTCTATCACCCCAACCTTTTTTCATTTTAGTCAGCTTTAAATGCTAATAGCACTTCTCTTAATGAATATCCAAAAGCCATACCAGCATAAAGCGGATGAGCCTCTAGTAATAACATAGCACCGCACGCTCCAGCTAAAACCGCTTTGGAAAGTGGGTGATTTATAATTGCTTTTACTTTTTCCATAATTAACTATTTGCGTGATAAGCACCTAAAATACTATCACAATGTTCTTTACTTTTACAAGTTTTCCAAACACCACCTTTTTTGTTGTTTAAAATAACCCATTTTCCACCTTTCTTAACAACGCAGCCGGTTCCACCTTCTGACTTAGAACATCCTTTTCCTCTACCTGTTTTTAGCTTTGCCATTTTATTTCATGTGTTTTAATATCTTGTGAGTTCCAGGGTGCATTTTCCCTTTTTTAGCCATGTCTTCATTATGAATTTGTTTTTTAGCATCATAAATCATTTCTCTGTCATGGATCATTTCTTTCTTTTTACCCTTGTCACCTTTTTTATAAGCTTTATCAGCTTTATGTATTTGACCTTTTGCATCGTAGATTAACTCTCTTTCGTGCATCATATCTTTATTATATCTATTCATAGTATTGTTGTTATATGTTTTTATATTCTTCCGTTGCGTCAAAACTTGGACAAGCCTTGTTAGCAAAGTCTTTATGTGAGTGTATAATAGCTTCAGGATACATTGCTTTAAGCGTTCTTAACACTGCTAGCAAACTATCTTCTTGTTCTTCTGTTCTAGTATCTTTCGGGGTCTTACCATCAACTTCAACGCCTCCACAATAACATATGCCGATAGAATTTCGATTCTGCCCTTTAGTGTGAGCCCCGATTTTAGCTATATCTCTACCTTTATATATATCACCATGTAAGTCAATATAGAAATGATAGCCTATATCAGTCCAGCCTCTGCCCTCCACGTGCCACTTTCTGATTGTGTCTACAGAAATGTTTTGTCCTTCGCGAGTAGCAGAACAGTGGACTATAATTTTATTTATTTGTCTCATCTTTACCTTTCTTAAGGTTATACCATCTATGAGCAGTGTAACCAATAGTTACACATAATAATGTTATTTTTAAAAATGGCTCTAACCAATCAAAACTAGCGATCGTGAAAGAAGTTATATTAAAACAATATAACTTTAAGTCGTCGATACCCATTTTAAGATCTGTTAGCGTTTAAAACCGCATTACCTTTATATACTGGCATTTCTATATTGAAACAGCAATCTACAAGTTTCATTCTTTTAGTTCCACCTAATTTTTTTTCACCAGATAATACTTTACCTGCTGGCATTTGCTTTTTTCCCTCTGCTGGCATGATTTATTGTTTTTTTACGTTACCGTTTTGATCATATGTAGTTCCACCTGATATTCCAGAGCCTACAGTTTTACCTCCTATATTCATGGTTGGCTCTCCATTTATAAACTTACTTAAAAAACCAGGTTTATTTATCTTAGGTTCTTCTTTTGCTAGATTAGCTATATTACCTCCATACATTGCTATGTTAGAACCTGTGTTAACACCAGATGTAGAAGCTTCTGGAACATGCTCAAGCTTACTATAGTCTACACTTTTTTTCTGCGCTGTTTCATCAGCTACATCTCCAGCGTATTTTATATCTTTGTTTTCTGATAAGCTCTGCTTTACAGATTGTACTTTATTATCATACTGATATAAACCAGGTGCCATTGGGTTTATAGGTAAATTTTGTGAAGCTAACTGATCAGCATAACCATTGTTTATAATTGAAGGTTGTACTGACATTGGCCTACTAGGCGTGTATTGATTCATTGGGTCTAATGACTGTGTGCCTACTAAACCACCCATTTGACTACAAGATCTTTTTTTATAACTCATATTATCTATTTTTATCTTTATTGACATTTAATATGGATTTACTAAGAACAGTGTCCATATAGGTTTGTTTTTTCATTATACTGTTAGAATATTTGTTTACGGGAATATCCTCTTCCCCTAACATAATACGGTACATACGACTAATTAACTGTTTGCACTTGAAGGATACTTTGTATATGTTGTATTTTTGAGTTGTTCTATTTCGTTTTCTCCAAACTACTATCCACTCCTCTTTTAACAACCTGTTCCAGCGCCTGTTGTCCCAGCTGTATGAGTACGTACCGGTTTTAAAATCTTGTTTAGTAAACATTTGTAAAGATTCTAAGTATATTAACAACTCAAGGTCTGCATCTTTAAGATTACATGTCTTTGTTGCCCATTTACGTATAATTCTGTAATGTTTTAAAATGTTAAGCTCTTTTAGGTCACTAGACGTTATTCTTCTCATAAAACTAACACTACGTCAGTATCTTTTATAACAATATATTCTTTGCCCTCTATTTCTATAGAATTCCCAGCTACTTTGTCGTAATATATTGTTTCACCTGTTTTTATACCTTTAACATCTGGACCTAAACTATATACATCAGCTTCTTTGTACCTAAAGTTTTCGTCATCTTTTTCTATTAATAGTAAACCACCTTTTGTATTTTTTTTAGGACTAGTTTTTTTATTTACTATTATATAGCCACCTACTGCCTTCATACCCTTAGATTGTTTATTACACAATCGGTTGATAATATGGTTGTTGCTACTGAAGCCGCGTTACGTAGTGCACTTTTTGTAACAAGTAAGGGATCTATTATTCCGGACTTTACCATATTTACCGTTTCCCCTGTAACCACATTTAATCCTTTACCTCTTGTTTTTGGATCTTCATAATCTAATATACCAGCGTTTAATAATATTGTTTTATAAGGAGCTTTAATAGCTTCTAGCAATACTTTTTCTGATCTTGATTTAGGTATTATATCGTTAGCTGCATTCAGCAAAGCAATACCTCCTCCAGGCACTATACCTTCTTTAATCGCGGCTTTTGTAGCGCAAATAGCATCTTCAACCCTATCTTTCTTTTCTTTTAATTCAACTTCAGAATTAGCGCCAACTTTAACTATAGCTAATTTAGCAAGCAACTTTGATAATCTTTTTTCTAGTTGATTTTTTAAAAGATTGTTTGATGTAGAGCTAATCTTTTCTTTAATGTTTTTAATTAAATCATTTACCCCTTCCGGAGTGTTTTCTATTTGTATTATTGTTTCCACTCTTGAAGAAACACTACTTAAACATTCTCCTAAATGATCAGGTTCTATTAAATCCATATCATCGCCTAGATCTTCATTTATTAATGTAGATCCAGTTAAAAGAGCTAAATCATCTAAAGTATCTCTTTTATTAACACCATAGGTTGGTGCATCTATAATATTTATTTTTATATTACCTTTAACTTTATTCATGGCTAAAGCAGTCATGACTTGAGGCTCAACATCAGCTATTACTAATAGTGATTTGTTGTTTTTTATAACGTACTCTAATACTTTTTGTATCTTTCGTATGTTATCTATTTTAGATTCTACAATTAAAACTAAAGGATTTTCTAGTTCAGCTGTATCTTTACCTTTGTTTGTAACAAAATGGCTATTAACTATACCTTTGTCGTATTGTATTCCTTCTATTTTTTCTACAATAGTTTCTGGAAACTCATTAGTCTGCATCATTACTATACCTGTTTCATCTACAGCTTCGAATGCTGACGATATAGTTTTTCCTAACTCTTTATCATTGTTAGCGGATATAGTGGCTACTTGTCTAATCTTGTCTCCGGTTATCTTTTTAGAATATTTTTCTAAATGCTTTATAACCTTTTCAACAGCATCATTTATTCCTTGTTTAAGCTTTCTAGGATTTTCAGAATCTACAACTTTATAAGCTTCTTCTATTATAGCATGTGCCAACACTGTAGCTGTAGTTGTTCCATCACCTGCTTCCGTAACAGTTTTTCTAGCCGCTTCTTTTATAAGTTTAGAACCTAAGTTTTCAACTGGATCTAAAAGTATTATACTATTAGCAACTGTAACTCCGTCTTTTGTTATTTGAGGGTTTCCTGACCCATCTTCAAGTATAACACACTTGCCGCTAGCCCCTAGTGTGGAGCTAACAGCTTTAGTGAGTTTTTCTATACCTTCATATATTTTATCTTTAGCATCCTTACCGAAGTTAAGGTGCTTTACAATTGTCTCATTCATTGGATTAAATTAAATTAAATTTTATTTTTATTAAGCTTCTGGCCCTTTCATAAATGCCCAGCTTATAACTACATCTGTAGCAAACCTACCACCTTTTATACTTGCAGAGTTTATAGGTGTTCTACCTTGTAAGTAAAGCTTATAACCTGAATCTTGAAGTGCTAAAGCTGTTGTTACTTTTAGATTTCTTACCATTATATTAGTATCACCTTTTTCGGCAGCTTCTTTTATTGGGACAAAAAACTCTTCAAAACTCCAAATGTATGACTTAGTTAGGATTGCAGCATTTTCTGCATTTATATAACCTGTCAACTCTTTACCATCGTCTAATCCTTTAGCTTTTGCCTGAGTTTCAGAGTCTGTTAAATTGGTGAATTGCTCAGCTATTATTTCATCATTTATTACATCATTTTCAGCTATTCTATTTTGATCTGTTACATTGTTTTGCACTCTGTTAATAGCCGCGTTTAAATTTACTCTAACGTAGTTTTTCTCTCTAACCTCTAGTTGCGCTTGATAAAGCCTTAATGAATCTAAATTGTCACTTGACCATTTAGCATAATCTGCTAGTACTTTTGAAAGTTCATTCTGTGAGTTAGCTAACGACGCTTCAGCTTCAGGTAATAAATCATTAGCCTCTTTTAAATCATCAGCTAGATTTTCTCCAGTTTCTTTTAAAGCAACAAGATCATTCTTTGCTTGGTCTAAAACCTTTGCTAGTGCCTCAACCTCATTGGTTAAATTGAATATCTCAAGTTCTTTAGCGTCTCTCTCTGCTTTCTTAGCTGCTACTAACGGTGTTAATCTATTTATTTCAGCTTGATCATTTTTTGCTGTAGCTTCAGCAAGTTCATCTTCCAGTGCTTTTAGTTCGTCATTAAGCTTTGCGTTTTCGTCTTTAGCAATCGATATTTGGTTTTGTTTATCAGCTATTGCTGTGTTAGTATCTGCTTGAAGCTTTTGATTAGTGTCTTGAGCAGCCTGATTTTGAGATATTAAAGCAGGTGAGTCAGCTATCGTATTTTTAAATAATAAAATATCTTGATTTACCCGAGCTATTTCTTGTTGTATCGCTTCAATCTGTTTAGAATATACCTCTTGCTCTGCTAATAAGGCTTCATATAGTGCTCTAGTTATAGGTGTGGCCATAATTTTTTTTTTAGTTGTTAAATGTTTTGACCACTTTAGGTCCTTTTAAAAATTCTAGTTTTTTAGAGTAATGTTCTATAGATCCGTCAATAGCAGCTTCAGCGCCATCCATTGTTTCTCTTCTAGTCACATCAATCCAGTCTTGTTCGTCTGGGTGTTTATATTCTGTTTGAAAAAATCCATTTGGTAACTGAACAATTCTCCAGTTGCTTTTTGTGGTTATATGTTTCCAATGGTTGATCATACTTTGATCTGGTTGTGTAGCAGCTTTAAAGCTACTGGTGTATAAAAACGTCATTGTTTTGGTTTTAGTTTAACGTTGGTTATTTATACTATCACATGATAGTTCGGTTATTTATTATTATAATGAGTCTAAATAAGTTTGATATGCATCTTTAATAACTTGTGTCCAAACAACGTTGGCTATCTCTGCCACATCTGAAGGTAGAGCAGATACGTCGCTTAGAGGATCGTAACTTGACCTATTGTTTG